TAACTATTGATGAATCACAATTAGATATAGTGTTAAGTGGAAAGGAGATTTCTACTAGACCAAAAAAAGGCATAATAGATATAGAACATAGATTTTAATAAATAGATCTAACGTAGTACGTTTGTTTATTTTTTATCGTATTATATGGAGTTAGATACGATTCTTAATATTATGGCTAAATATAAACTAACAGCTGATGAGTTACTGTTAGTTTATTTGACGTTTATTGCTCAAACAGAAAATGGAGATCCTAAAATAAATAGGAACTATTTTCGAAGGTGATATGAAGGGGGCGGCAAAGAAAGATTACGAGAATTATTCAATTCACTAAAAGAGAAAGGAGTAATCAGGAAAAACTATAACCCAAGTACTTATGATCCTGATGAAATTGAATTTAATCAGAATTTTATAAAACAATATTTTAAACTTTCTGGAGAGCTTGGCATGGAATTAGAGGATGCTTATCCAACTAATTTATACTTTAATGGGAAAACAGTTAGTTTAAAAAATATTGCAAAGAAATTCTTAAATATGTCAGAATTCTACTTCTGATATTCCTCTACTATTGGACATAGTATTGAAAAGCATCGTGAAATATTAGAGATACTAGAATGAGCTAAATCTAAAGATCTTGTACAAGTTTCTATGATTGAATTTGTTTCCAGTCAAAAATGGAAAGAGTTTAAAGAAATGCGAGATAAGGGAATTAATGGCAAAGTTAGTACTGAACAACTTTACGATACTGCTTAATGTCTATTGTAGATGAATTATATTCTGAAATTGACAGTGGTAGAGAAGGTAGAAACTTAGGTTTAAAAACTGGATTGCCAAAGTTAGATTGATATACAGGTGGATTCCAAAAAGGAGTTTATAAATTAATATTTGGACAAAGTGGTTCAGGTAAAAGTTCATATGTAATATATTCTGATTTATATCGCATATTGCGAGATTATCCAGATAGAGATATTATACATGTGTACTTTAGTCTAGAAATGAATTCAAAAGTTTTACTTGCTAAATTGCTTAATCTATATATATATGATACTTATGGAATAGAAATCTCTTATATGACATTAATGTCTGTTCGAGAAAAACTATCTGATAAATATTATAAGTATATCCAAGAGTCTAGAGTATGACTAAATTCAATTATACATAAACTTATTATCTTTGATAAACAGCTAAGTTCTAATACTTTCTATGGTAATATGAAAGAACTTCTAAAACAATGAGGTACTTTTCAAGATATCGATGAAGGTAGAAGAAACATTTATATTCCAAGTAATCCTGATAAAATAATAAATGTAATAATTGATCATGCTGGTTTATTAACTCCAGTTGATGGAAGAACTAAAAAGCAGGAAATTGATCAAACCTCGCAATACTGCGTTTATTTTAGAGAAAAGTGTGGAATATCTATTGACTTTATTATGCAAGAAAATAGAAATACAAGTGATGTAAATAGATTAAAAATGGATCTTGCAGAACCAACCCTTGATGATGTTAAGGATTCTGGTAATGCAGGTAATGACTGTAATGTTTGTATTGCAGTATATAATCCCATAAAACACCAACGCAGTACTTATAGAGGATATACTATTATTAATAAAGAATATCCAGAAGAATCTTTAGGTTCTGCTATGCGTGGACTAATATTATTAAAGCATCGATTTGGAGTTGCAAATAAAGTTTTTTGTACTGGTTTTCAAGGTAGTTTAGGGCGATTTGAGGAACTTCCTGATCCAGGAAGTATTGATTATGAAGTATATCAATCTTGAAAAGATGAGAAGTTAGAAGATGAAATAGCAAAAGATACAGCTGCAAAAGATGCAGAAGAAAAAGATAGCTTACAAAAACCAATATTCAAATTTTAAATATGGCTATCACATTACCAACAAACAAAATCCCTGCGGAAACTCAGGACCCAAGAAATTTAATTATTTTCTCAAAACCTAAATATGGCAAGTCAACGGCTTGTGCTAATCTTCCTGGAGCATTATGTATCGACCTTGAAGGGGGTGGATATGACTATATTGATGCTGTAAAAGTAAAAGCATCTTCTGTTAAAGATTTAAAAGAAATTTGTGCTGCAATTAAGGAAGCTAAATATCCTTATAAGTTTATTGTATTAGATACAATTACTAGACTTGAAGAAATGGTTAAACCATTAGCTTTAAAGTTATATTTAAATAGTCCTGCAGGACAAAAGTTTACAGGAGATGACGTACTTGATGCACCAATGGGTAAATAATTGTGCCCCTTTTAATAGAAATATTATTAGCAAACACTTTTAATTGCTGGAAAGCTAAGTCAGAAATGATATGCTAATCAGCAGCGAAGTTTAAAATTATGAATTATATAGGATATAAAACAAAAGCATTCGAAGTTATTAAAGAAGCGCCTATTGAATATCAAAAAGGATCTCATAAAAAGTATATAGTTCAGTGTTTAAAATGTGGGACTACTTTTATTCGAACTATTCAGAATATAAATAAATTTCAAGGTACAGGTTGTTTGACTTGTACACCTCGTTATTCAAAAAATAGTAAAGATAACGATTGACATTTATATATGCATTATAAAAATCACGCCCATTCTAAGAATAGAATTTTTAATATAACTTATGAAGAGTTTAAAAAAATAGTTCATTCGGATTGTTATTATTGTGGATCAAAACCATCTTATTTTAGGTCTATGATTCGTTATAGTAAAAATTCTAGTTTACAAGAATTAAATGGTGTAGATCGAATAGATTCAAATAAGGGATATACTAAAGATAATTGTGTACCTTGTTGTAAGATATGTAACCAAATGAAGTCTAATATAGATATAGGTACTTTTCTTACACAGATTTCTAAAATTTATAATTTTAAAAACGTTCAACGACTATCCCGAGAGGGAGTAGACTCAAGCGAGTCGAAACAGAGTGATTCTGAAAAGAATATGATATAGTCTGATCTATATAGAAATATATAGTTGATTCGTAATAGAATCAGACCACAATGTAGCGAATTGTGGTTGAACATAATTGGCAGGATATAGTGCTCTTCGTAAAGCATTAGAGATGGTTATTGACATGGTGTCTAAATGTGCACCTAATATTATTCTTATTTGTCATACAAAGGATTCAGCTATCGGTAATACTGATATGACTGCAAAGACTATTGACTTATTTGGAAAAGCAGGTAGAATTCTTGCTTCAAAGTCAGATGCTATTGGTTATCTAGATAGAGACGAAGATTCAAATACTATTCTAAGTTTTAATACAAATGATAAATTCGTAGAATGTGGTGCTAGACCAGAACATTTACGAAATGCAGATATAGTATTAGGAGAAATGAAGGAAGATGGAAACATTGAATTTCATTGGGAAAGGATTTATCCCTCACTTTTAAATCCTGTAGAAGTTAATATATAATCTAAGGATTATGCTAAAGGTATCTTTTGAATTTGACGAAGAATCGAAGGCTGTTACAAATGTTAAAGTTGTTAAAGTGCCTTCAAAATATGATAATATAGATTTACCAATTGTAGAGATAGGAGATAGTAAGTTAATTATGTCTCCTAAAGCCGTTAGTTTATTATCTGCACAATGCGGAGATCGGATAGCAGTTAATTATATCCAAAAAAGTAACGAGCTTACAATCCCAGTTATCGGTAAAGCTGAAGTATTTTCAGATCCTGAAAATGGGAACAAATTAACAAAAAGTAATACAGTCTCTTTTAAAGGGACTCAAAAAACAATTTTATCTAAATATGGTCAACTCTTTAAAATAGAGGAATGTAGACCTGGTATGTTTAAAATGATTAAGATTGATGAATCAGATCTTTCTAAAGCTGATACCGATTTAGATACAGAAAATTCAGATTTATTAAAAATTTAAAATTGTAAAAATATGTCAATGTTTGATTTTAGTGTAGCAAAGAATGCCAATCAAGTAACTTCTACTTTCCTTCGCGGAGGAATCCATAATGTAACCTATAAAGGTATTGAATGAGTAGCTAGTCAGAGTGAAGGTAATTCTGATGCTTTTGTTTTGTTATTTGAAACAAAGGACGGTATCCAGCATCGAGAAACTATTTTTGATCCAAGTAATATAAGTAATTGTACTCAGAGAGCTACAACTCAGTATGGAGAAAATCCATCTGAAATGGAAAACTTTATGGTTAAGATTACTCAAATCATTAATGCTCTTAATCCTGAATTAGGTGCAAAAATTGCTGCAGGAGAAAAGATTGAAGTAAGTAGCTTTAAGGCTCTTGCTAAATATTTAAAGGAAAACTTAGCAAGTTCTGTTGGTAAGGAAACTCAAATCAAGTTAATTCCTTATAAAGGTTTTGCTAATATGCCTAAGTATGTTGCATCAGTAGGTAAAGATGGAGTAGTTCGTAGTAAAACAAAAGTTATTGGTGAAGATTTAACTTTAACTGCTAGAGAAAAGACTGATATTGAGAATGCTAACTCTGCACAACCTACTAACATGAAAGAACGGGATAAGGATTTAGACGATCTTAAGGAAACGTTTAATGTAAAAGGCTCAGAAGACGACTTGCCATTCTAAAAAATAATAT